CGTCGCCACGCAGATAGTTCGACGCCGATGCGGTGCCGGTGCCGAGCCTCGCCGTGGCCAGCACGCCGCTCCCGATCTGCGAGGCGGGGAGGCTGGGGATGCGGGCAAAGTCCAGCGTTCCGCTCGTAATCTCGCTGGCCGCGTGAGCATGGCTTGCAGCGGCGAAATCCGTCGTGGCCGCTGCGGCTGCGGTGCCGAGAGTCGGGCGTCCCGTGAGGTCCGAATAGGCTCCGCTGGTCGCGACGGCGGCGAGGCCGCTCACATCTTGTGCGCTATGCGTATGAGAGACGGCAGCTGCATCCGTGATCCCATACCCCGCCAAGGTGGTCGGCGTCGAGGTGATCGTTGACCACGCCTGGTTATGGGCCAGCGGTGTCCGTGCATCCGTCAGGCGGGCATCCGACGAGCCCACCGCGTCGGTGATGCCGTAGCCGGAAAGCGTCGTGGGGGTCGAAGTAATCGTGGACCACGCCTGCGCGTGGCTCGCCGCCGCTACGTCGGTGCCGATCGCAAGACCGAGATTCGTCCGCGCCGCCGAGGCCGTCGTCGCGCCGGTGCCGCCGTAGGCAACGCCGATGGCGCTGGCGAGCCATGTGCCAGCGACGACCTGCCCGGCATTGTTGACCGAAAACGGCACTGGGCCGCCGCCGATTGCCGTCAAAGACAGTGTGCGACCCTGAATCGAGGACTCGGAAATAAAAGCAGATGCGCCTACAACGCCATCGACAACAACATCGTTGCCAAAATCCACGTAGCCGGTAAACGACGCCCCCGCAAGCGACGCCTTCGCGTCCAGCGCCGCCTGCAATCCCGAGACCGTGCTGATGGCCTGCGTTCCCGTGTGCGACGACCGCGCCCGCGCGTCCACGTTGGCGACGTTGCCCAGGCCCACCATCGCGGCGGTGATGCCGCTCACCGTGCCGGTGAACGTGGGATTGGCGAGCGGGGCTTTCGCGGCGAGCGAGTTGGTAACGGTCGTGGCAAAGTTCGCGTCGTCGCCCAGGGCAGCGGCGAGCTCGTTGAGCGTGTCGAGCGATGCCGGGGCGGCGTCGATCACGGCAGCCACGGCCGCCGTAACGTCGCTCGTGCGGGCGATTGCCGGGGAGAGCCGCGCGTCGGGGAGGATGCCCGACACCAAGGCCGAGGCGTCGGTCGTCGCGGTAGCGTTGCTGCCCGCTGGCCCGGTTGCGCCCGCAGGCCCCTGAATTCCGGCGACGCCTTGGATTCCTTGAATCCCTTGCTCGCCACGCTCGCCGCGTTCGCCTTGCGGGCCGGTAGCCCCGACTGCGCCGGTGGCCCCGGCGGGGATGACGAAGTTCAGCACGGCCGCGCTCGAAGTGCCAGCGTTCACGACGCTCGCCGACGATCCCGGCGCACCCGTCGTGACGGTGCCAACCTGAACCGACGCAGCCGCACCGTTCGCCCCCGAAGGGCCGAACCCGCCAGCCACCGAAACGTCGATCTGCGTCTCTCCGACGCTGGCCGTGATCTGCTGGTTCGTCACGTTCGCGTTAATCGGCGGCATCAAAGCACCTCCACGAAGCCGGTGAGGGCCGTTCGCGTGGCCTGGTTCTCGGTCCACTTCATTTGCCACCCGTAGGTGCCACGGGCCAGCGCGGCCGTCTGCGTGTCGGTCAGGCTCACGTTCACCTGCCCGGCCGTGGCCGAGACGAACGACACGGTGAGCGGCTGCACCTCGGCACCGCTGACGAGCGACGTGATGCCAGCGGTCACGGTGTACGAGGCCAGCGAAATGGAGAAGTCCACCATTGCGCTTACGTCATCGCCCCGCTTGAACGAGAGATTGAGCGTGCCAGGTGTTTGATCGTAAGAAGCCATTGGCTCGCCTCAGTTGTGCCGGTCGGTGTCGGGCAGGCTTGTCGCGGCAGACTTTGGTTGTAGGGCATACAGCAAGCGGGTCTGCTCCTTGATCGCGCTGCCGATCTCGCGCTGCGTCTCGCCCAGCTGCTGAACGAACTCTTGATGTGCCGCCACGAGCGGGAGCAGCACGTCCTGCCGCAGCACCCAGCCGAAGGCGATGGCCACCAATGTGGGAAATCCCCACCGCTCGATGATTGAAAACAGCGTGTTCTTTGCGTCGTCGGTCATCGCCGCATCTCCGTCTGCCACCCTACCAATGCAATCCGATTGCTGGCAGATTTCATCCACCACGCCAGCACCGCTTTGACAATCTCTTGAATCAGCACACCCAGCACGAGCGTGAGGATGATGCCCATGCGGACGTTCTGCCGTTCGCTGCGTTCGATGCTCGCGGAAACCTGTTCGAGCATCACGCCGTAGCCCTCGGGCCGGGCCTGCGAGATCGCCACCGTGGGCCACTTGCGGACGACGCGCCGCACCAGGCGGGAGACGAGCGGCCGCCCGGCGAGGTGCTTCCTCGCGGAGAGGCTGGACCACACGGCGGCGTCGAGGTCTTCGAGGCTCACTTCGCCACCTTCTTTCCGGTGCCTTTGCAGACGGGGCAGGTAAACACGGAGATTCCATCACCACTGCGCACCTTGCCCTTGCCATCGCAGTTGTCGCACTTGTCCGACGCCGGGGCGGGGGCCATCTCTTGGCCGAGCTTCACGCTCATGCGGGCCGTCTCGCAGGCCAGATCCGCCACGATGTCGGGGTGGTCGGGGGCCGGGGCTCCGCAGCCTCTGGCAAAGAGCAGGAACGTGCCGGTGACGAGGGCCGCAGTCTTCATAGGACGCCTCCGGTCCAATCGGGGAGCGTGCGGGGCGGGAAGCCCTGGTAGCCGCTGAGGGCAAACGAGTCTTCATTGGGCCCGATCATCCGCGTGAAGTCGCTTGCCTTCACCCAGCCCGCAGAGCGTTGAAACTGCGGCGGCAGATTCGTGTCGTAGGTTCCCGAGTAACAGTCTCCCCAACTGTTGCAGACCAGGATGGCGGGCTCCGGCTTCCAGCGAACTCCGGCGGCCATTTGGCAATGAGCCCAGCCGCCCATGGGTGTCATGTAGCCGTCACGCAGTGTCATGGAAAATCCCATGCCACTGGTAATCCCGCACGGGTATCCGTTCTGCAATGCGCGGGCTACGTCCTCAAAATTTCTGACCAAGGCCACGCTGCTGACCTTGTGCTGTGCCGCGTACTGTTCGAGATGATCGGGCACGCCGTCGCGGCCCCATTCGCGCTCGCGGCTTCCGCTGTTATCGAGGAACTTCTCGCCGCCGTAGTCAATGCCGTAGTGCAGCGTCCCCCACTGCGTGATCGCCTTGGCGCACGCACCGCCGTAGGAACCGTCGCCGCCGAGGTTCCGGCCGCCGCGAACTTCCACGCGACTGAAGGCGTACACGCTCGCTTCGAGCACACGCCCGCCATAACTCTCAGGTTCGTTTCGCAGGGCCACGTCGCAGGCGGCGAGCATGTCCACCGCCAAACCGAAGCCCCAGCCACAGCACGAACCCACCCGCTGGGCACCACGCTTCCAATCGGGTGCGACGGCAAGAAGGTACTGCCCCAAAAACACGTCTCGCGTCTCGTCGAGCACCAGATCGGGGCCAGCCTGCGCGAGCGTGGGCCGGGCGAGCGACGCCAGGAAGTCGTCGGTGCCCTTCCGGTCGGGCTGGTATCCCATTAAGGGGATGAAGTCGGCCACGGTCTAGCCTCCGTTGCCGTAGCCAGCCCACGCAATCGCCCTGCAAGCCTCGCCGTAGGCCCGCCGCAAGTCGGCGTCCACCGGCTTCACGTCGAGGCCCACCACGCCCGTCATCGCCTTCTCGACGGCCTCACGCAGGCCGGGATACTGCCCCGGCTTCACGCCGCCCAGCCGTCGCCACGCGATGTCGAGGCTCAGGACGGTGAAGCCACGCAGCGATCGCGTGTCGGTGAAGATCACCTCGGTGGTCACGGCGTCGCCCGCCACGACGACAGCGGCCTTCTCCCAAACACTCGCCCAAATGGCCCGCTCGGCCGGGCTGGCGGATCGCAGTGCCTTCGCAACGTCGGCCACCTTCGTCTTCATCTCGTCGCTCACGTCCTCAACCACAAACGTCGGCGCGGCATGCCTGGGCTGCGGCATCCCAAACGCCGCAACGCAGCCGAGTACAAACGCGATGGCAAGTCGGGTACCAATGCTCATTTCTTCGCCTTGGGTGCGTTGCCGAGCATCACGTCGAGCAGCTGCTGGCACAGGGCCACGCCTTCGGCACAGCCTGCCGCCCGTAGCCTCGTGGCCAGGTCAAGCACGACGTGCAGGTCTTTGCCCGTCACGCTTGGGGCCGCTTCACCTGCGGCTTCCACCGCACGGTCTTGCCACGCGGCTTGGGCTTTCCGAGCCACGGCGGCAATCGCGGGGCCAGCGACGAGAGCCACTGCCGCCAGAGCGGCGACGATACGAATGGCAGCATCAAGGCTCACTTCGCTCCCTCCACTTGGAGAAGGCACCACCGCAGCAACGCCTCGCCCTCCTTGGTCTTCATCACGTCGCCAAGGTGCCGCACGAGTTGGTCATCGAGCGGGCTCGAAGTCTTTGCCGCGAGCCACTCGCAGGCGTCGGCAACGACGAGAGCCCGGCGGTGCGGGTCCATCTCGTTGACCAGCCGCTGGCCATAGCCGATGAGCGGTGCCCACGCTTGCAGCAGGCGAATCTGGTCCCAGATCGACAGGCCCGCCCCGTACTTGGCGGCTTCCTCGGGGGTCATCTCGTAACTCATGGCGGGCACCTCCTACCCCGAGTCTGCCCCGCCACCCCCTCCGTCTTGCAGTTCGTCCGACAAGCCGTTCACCGTGTCATTGCAGAAGTCGTAGAACCAGTCGAAGCAGTCTTTCACTTCCTGCCGGGCGTCCTTCACGTCCAGGCGGTACGGCCAGCGGAAATGGTCGCCATCCTTCACGGTGCCGTCGCCTTCGCAGAGGTAGACGCTGATGTACTTCTGCGAGAAATCCACGACGATCTTGCCCAGGATGGGGTCGCTCATTCGCCGCCCTCCATGTGCCGCAGATCCTCGGGCGTCTCAATCTGCCGCAGCTGGAACTGCGTCGGCTTGGTCACAGCCCGCTCGTAGCGGGTGTGTTCGTCCCACCGAGCCTGAATCTCCTTGCAGGCTTGCTCGATCTCGCGGGGCGTGGGGTCGCGCTGGCGTTCGGGCTTGAAGCGGAACCGGCGGTCGTGCCGGGGCGGCAGGTGGGCGACGGCCTTCAGCCGGATCAGCTGATCCTTCGTGATCGTCCAATGCGTGCAGATGGCGTACATCGACGAGTGCGATGCCCACTGAATCCGCAGCGTCTGGAAATCAATGGTCGCCGTCACGCCCGCCATCGGTCGGCTCCATCCAGTGCATGACCGTTCTCATCGACGGGTCGAGATACAACTTCTGCCCCGTCCGCTCCGTGATGCTTCGATGGAAGGCAACGTGCTCGCAATCCTTCTCCCCGTCGTAGTGCCCACGCAGGAATGCGAAGCTGTCGTAGATCGCCATGCCGCCGAAGGCCGAGCAGACCGGGAACGGCGGCGAGCCTACCGGCGGCAGGTGACTGTGCTTCCAGCCGCCGAGCCCGGCGGTGTAGTCATCCCAATACGAATTGAGCCGGTAGGCCCAGGCGTCGTAGTTCACGAAATCCGCGACGAGCTTGGGCTGCCGGTCTTCGCCCATCGCCATCACAGGATGCTGAATCAGCGCCACGCCCGCCATGCCGTAGGCGTCGGGCGTCGCGTGCAGTGCCCCGATCCCGTGCATGACGCCAGCGTGACTCCACCCGCCCCAGGCGTCCCAATCAATGACCACCACGAGATCGTAGTCGGCGCAGGTGTCGGCAACCCACCGCTGACAGGCGGTGCGGTACTCGGCGAGGGCAATCGTGCGGCGGCCCGCGAACTCGGCCCCGTAGTGCTCACGGTCGAGCCGCTGGCTCGTGAACGTCGCCTCCCGGTGAGCGGCGGCGAAGTCGGTCAGCACCTGCACCGTTCCATCGGATGAGTCGTTCTCTTCGATGTGCAAACGCCACTCGCCGCACGTCTCGACGAGCTGCTCGAACCGGCCGAGGTTCGCCTTGAGGTGCGGCGCACAGTTGCGGGCCAGGCCGACGAACGCCACGCGCGAGTCTTGGAAGTGCGACTCGCCCTCACGCACCACCCGCAGGTGGTCTGCCGCGAACGGCTCAAGCGGATAGACGAGGTGATCGGGGATCTTCATCGCTTCACCGCCACGGCCACGCCGTAGGGCTCGAGCACCTGCCGCCAGACGGCGATCTCCGGCCGTCGTTCCTCAACCCACTCGTCGAACGCAGTCAGCAGGTAGGGATGCGCGGGATGCGTAATGTCATGAAACGCAACGCAGCCGCCGGGGCGGCACAGGGGCCAGACGTTCCGCAGGTCGGCCAGCCCGCCCTCATAGGAGTGGTCGCCGTCTACGAGGATCAGATCGAACTGCTGGGCCAGCGTCGGGATCGTCTGCCTTGAGTCGCCGTCGAGGTATCGCACCTCGCCCGTGTAGAGCATCCCGGCCAGAAGCCGGTCGATGTGGTCGTGCGAGCCGCGCGAGGAGCCGCCCCACTCGCCGCCCCATGTGTCGGCACACACGATCGACTCAAGGGCCGGGGCGTTCTCCACGACCACCCGCAGCGAACCGCCGTCACGGGTGCCGATCTCCAAGTAGGACCGCACGGCGTTCTCTTCGCAGTGGCCCGACAAGAAATCGTAGAGGCTCTGGTTGCTCATGCGATCCGCACGGTGGTCCGTGCCTCCTGGCCGTAAGACTTCTCCACCACGAGCTTCGCCACCTGCGAGTCGTCCTCGAACGCCACGCCGTTCAAGGCGTCGAGGGCCGCCTTCGCGCAGTTGTCCACGTCGAACCGTGGCAACAGCGGTGCCCCCTTCCGCAGCCCCTTCTTTGTCAGGTGCGAGGCCGGGCGGGCGAAGACGAGATCGAGGATCACCGTGAGCGGCTCCGTCGTGATCGGCGTTGCCCCGGCCTCGAGGGCCGCCGCTGCGATGGCCGCCCGGTACGCATGCACCGGGTGTTTGCCCGGCACATACGCCCGCGCGAACCCGCCCCGCGTCGAGACTCTGGGCCTCGGCTGCGGCACGGGATCGCCCGGCACGGAGAAGGTCAACGGCTTCACGGTGTCCTCGCGGCCATGTACAGGCCGACGTTTGCGAACGCATACCCGAGGTAGGCCAGGCCCAGCCCCGCTTTGCCATGCAGGGCCAGGTCGGCCGCCACCACGAGATAGATGCCGCCCGTGAGGGCGATGAGCCAAGGGGCCACGGTTCACCTGTAGCGGATGACGGCGTACCAGCGGCGAGTGACCGGCGAGTAGGCCACGCCCTCCTCGACGATCACCTTCTTGCCAAAGAAACAACACGCGCGCCGGGCAGCCTCTGGCGTAGAACCCATACCTATCCCTTCCGTCTGGCTGCACTGGCTATGCACAAGCGTGCCGCGCCGGGCGATGACGGTGGCGTGCTCTTGGGCCGAGATCACGGCCGGGCCACGCACCACGATGGTCTGACCGTTGGCGAGCGAGGCGGCGAGGGCGAACAGGACGACGAAGGCAAAACGCATGGCGTTGCTCCTGGGGTGAGTGAACCACGCCCGCAGGATGGCAACCGTGTCAAGCGTCAGGCTCGGCCCGTCGCTGGGCGAAGTGCCGCTCACGGCACTCCCGCGCACGCTCTTCGATCTCCTCGGGCGTGGGGTCCACGATTCTTTTCCTGTACTTGCATACCCGATCTGGGATACCGTGCTCGCGCCGCAGTTCGTGCAGGCGTTGCCGCCGGATGCCGAGGTGCGCTGCGATCACGTCAGCAGGCACCTCGGCATCCCACATTTCGCGAAGGGTTTCGAGCATCAGTCCTTCGCCAACGGCATGATGACCCCGGTGCAGTCGCCGCAGCGCAGCACCACCGCACTCTGAGCGTCCACCGCCTCGACCTCGACGGGCTCGGCCTCATCCACGCCACGCAGGAACTCGACCACGAAGCCGGGGTCGAGCGCCACGCTCGCCGTCAGGCCCGCTTCCAGCAGCCCGCACGTCACGCTCGACTGCCCGGCCTCGGCACTCTGCGCCGTCAGGTGGATGCCGTTCTCCACGAAGGCGAACGTCACGCCCTTCGACTGCTCACTGGTCACGATGGCCGCCTGCCGCGTCGCCGCCAGCAGCTCGGCCCCGTTCACGAGCGACGCCTTCGCATCCCGCTCGGGGATCACGTCACGCCACCGGGGGAAGCGTCCCTCGACGAGCCGGGCCGTGACCACGGTGCCGTCGATCGTCGCCACCACCTCGCGGTCGGTGGCCTCCAGCTGCACCGCCCCCTCACTGTGCGAAGCGATGCTGCTGATAGTCAGGATCGCCCGCGCCGGGATCAGCGTCGTGGAGTCGTCCACCGCCTGGTCCACCTCGATCCCGTAGGACGAGAGCCGCCGCCCGTCCGTGCCGACCAGCGTCACCGTGCCGTCCTTCACCTCGACGAGCACCGCCCCGAGGGCGAACCGGCTTGAATCGGTGTCCGTGGCGTAGGCCACCGCCCGCACCGCCCGCACGAACTGGTCGGCCGGGATGCGGCAGATGGGCTTCACGGTGGGAGTTTCCCACTGTGGGAATTCCGCCGCATCCTCGGTCGGCAGCGTCCAAGTGCCACCGCCCACGCTCACGGTGCAAGAGTTGCCGCTGGGGGCCAGCGTCACCTCGTCGCCGGATGCCGCCCCGAGGATCGCCTGCAAGCGGGCGAACGGGAGCAGCAGCGGTGCGTCGGTGTACGGCACCTCGGCCGACACCTGAAGTTCAAGATCACTCGCCGTGATCCCGCCGTTTGCCAGCAAAACGTTCAACAGGATCGGCTTCGGGCTTCGGTTTGGAACAGCGGCCCGCACCGCAGCCAGGGCGGCACGGAGCGCTGCGATCGGTAGGGAGATGCCACTGGCGCGAGCCTTCCGTGGCTTCGTTGCTGTTGCGGTCATGGGAATCCTTTCGAGTGAGGGAACAACCAACAAGAATGCCCAAGCAGAACGTGGCCGCGTTGGCCGCGATTCCTGCCGAGACAAGTACGAGATCGGAGAGCGTCATGCGGCACCGCCCTTCTGGGCCATCATCGACTTGATGTAGGCCGCCATCTGGTGGGCTTCGGCTTCGGTCTTCTCAAGCGTGGCGGCGTTCTTCACGAGCCGCGCGTGCAGTTCGCGGATCGTGTCGGCCGCCCACTCCAGCCTCAGCCGGGAGTCGTCGTCGATCGCGTCCAGCCATGCGGCCTGGGCACACAGATCCGCCACGATCAGCGGAGCAGGGGCGGGGTGCGGGTTCTCACTCATCGACCACCTCCACGCTGCGGGCCTTGTTCGGGTTGCGACGCAGGTAGCCCTTCTTTTCAAGGGCGTTCAGGTGGCACTGCACGCCGTTCGGCGAGGCGATGCCGTGGGCAGCTGCGATCTCTCGCACGGTCGGGGCCGCGAGGCGCGAGTTCTCACGAATCCAGTCGAGAAGCTCACGCTGGCGGGCGGTCAGGGGCGGTCGGGCTGTTGCGGTCATATGTCCTCTTCCTTGAGTTTCACGGCTGATGCAATCGCTGCGACCTCCTTCGGTCGCCGGTATGGGGCGGTCTGGTACTGGTCTTTCCATGCGACCGGGGCAGGCTTCTCGTCGGCCTGCCCGTAGCCGCGCTGTTTCTTGGCGTTGTCGAACTCGCCCGCCAGGATGCGGTCAACGAACTCGAAGAACTTGGTGACGGCCAGCGGGTTCTCGAAGAACTTGCAGCGCGGCAGCCTGGCCATCGCCTGCCGGGCACGCTCAAGCCAGCCGGGCGAGGCCGCAAGATCGACCCACCCAGCGGGTGCCATCAGCGGCGTCCACTTGGCTGCCCGCTCGGTGGCGTTCCAGACAGCCAGGAAGCGGTCCCATTCCTCGGCAGCCCAGCCGGGATGCCCGAAGTCCTCGCCTGCGTCTCGCGTGCGGTGTGTGTGTTCTTCTTCCCGAAGGGAAGAAGATGGGGATGGAGATGGAGGCTTCGTTTTTGCTTGGCCGTTTGCTTCACCGTTTGCTTGGCTTTTGCTTGCCGTTTGCTTGGGTGTTTGCTTGCGGTTTGCTTGGCTTTTGCTTCCACCGCTTCGGCCAGACTCTGCTCGCTTGGCCTTCAACTCTTGGGCCTTTGCCCGGTGCTCCTCCATTCGAGCGTTGCGGCGGTGGCCGTCATCGCACAGCGGGAACTTGGTCTTGAGCAACTCCCATACAGACGAGATTCCTGGGGAGATCAGTTCCAGCCGTTCAAGCTCGGCAGGCAGGGCTCCGCTGTCCCACTGAATCACCAGCAGGCGGATGTAGTGGCCCACTTCGGCAGCGGTCCACATGGCCGTGGAGGCGTAGAAGTCGCGGCCGAAGAACGGGATGTAATGGTCAACCTGCGTGTGCGACACTGGTTGCCTCCTGTTCAGAAGCCACTAACTCCCAGAAATGCGACCAGGCTTTCGCCGGAGTCTTGGCCTCGATGTAGTAGCCCCACCTTGTCGCCAGCCACATTTCGTGCGCTGCCTTCGTGGCGGCAAACTCGTCGCTCATCGCAACGACGACGGCCTTGCCGAGGGCTCTTGCGTACCCGATCTCAAGGATGGTGCCGTAGCAGTCCGGCCCGTCGATCCATGCAAAAACAAGGTCGGCGGCCTCTATCGCAAACTGAACGGCGTCGGAGACCTCCGTGCGCGCCACATTTAGATCAGAGCCATCAGGCAAACAGGCGAACCGATCGAACTCAACAATCGACTCGTCGTCTAAGAAGTAGCCGTGCGGGTGCTTTGATATGCGGGCGTTGCCGTGCCCGCAACACAACCCCCTCGTGTCCTTCCACCACGGCCCCGTGTAATGCAGGTTGACCCCGCACGCCGCGCAGGCGTTTGGGACGGTCGCCCATCGGTGGCAATGGTCGTAGTCGATAAACGCTTGCCAGTAAGTACCCTCATGGTGATTCTCATCGGACCACCGCGGAACAATTTCATCACGCCAAGTTGTTCCCGTAATCTTCCCGGCGAGATAAAAAGACTTGACGCTCTCGCCGCGCCAAGGAAGCACGACAGGGCGATTTTCAGCGGGGTCGCTGTCGGACTTTGCATGAATGAAGTCGTGACACTGCCTGCAACACGCCTGTAAATCCTCAAGCCTCTCTGCGTACTTGCGCTCGTAGGTCAGGTGGTGAACGTGATCCATCGGGTTCACTTTGCATCGCTCGCAAACGCCGCCGCTTCGGCTCTTCACGGCCTCCTTCAGCACAGACCACTCGCGACTGCATAGATACGCCGAGTATTTTTCTTTTCCGTCTGGCATCTTTTTCCAACGCATCACGCACCTCCTTGAATTGCTTCCAGCCCCTTATCCGTCACGCGGCAAATCCGCTGCATCTCGCCCGCCTGGCTGCGGCGCTGCTCGCCCGTGTCGGCGATGTAGCCGTGTTCGAGGAGCTCGCCGCACCGCTTCCAGTAGCAGCAGCCCTTGCGGTCACTCAGGCCCGAGAGATCGCCCGCCTGCTCGTTGGTGAGCGGGCCGCGCTCGACGTATTGCCGCAGCAGTTCCCAGCGTTGCGAGCCAGCCCGCACGCGCAACTCCTTCGAGACGGCGCAGCGGATGGGCAGTTCCACCTTGCGATCTGCCGCCGCGAACAGCGGCATGTCTGCCAGCGTTTCCGAGTAGTAGTCGCTCACTGGATTCCTTTCCTTGAGTTGGCCGCGTGACGTGCGGCATCCGGTCGAGTCACTGGCCGGGAGTTTTTTTGTTTGGGCCAGCCTCGGCTGCGGTGGATTCAGGCGTCTCCCGCTTCGCCACCGCTGCCCTCTTGCGGGCTTCCCCCTGCGGCTGGGGCTGTTTCTTCTTTCGCATCTGCGTCCAACTGTCGTGCCACGCCATCGTTGTGTTCCTCAGGTGTTGCTTTGCTTGCGTGTCTCACGGCGGCGCGAGCGCCGCCCCAAACGTTGACGATCACGGCGTCGGTCAGTTGCCCGCGCTCGGCAAGCACCTGGTCGAGCCCCACGAGCGCCTTGTAAAGTTCCCACCCAGCCGCCCTCGCCTGCTCGGGAGTGAGCGTCGCCATCGGCATCGGCTGGAAGCCGCCGCTGCGAACCCGTGAAGGCATCCGAATCGGCGGACGATCCTTCATGCGGATGTCCGACTCCTCGCGACGGGCCTCCTCTTCGAGGTAGGCGAAGGTGGTGATGGGCTGGGTCACGACTGCGCCTCCACCATGAGTGCGTCGAGCTTCGCGTGGATGGCCGAGCAGACTTCCTTGTGCTCGTCCCCGGTGAAGGTGCCGTCGCCCAGCCGTTCGTCGGCGGTCGTCCGCAGGGCTTCGAGCCGGTCGATGGTGGTCGCCCGACCCACGGCCGCACGGGCCTTCTCAATCGCTGACGGGGCCAAGGCGACTTGCACGGCAGCAGGCACCGGCGTGTCGAACTTAGGCCGCACCTGCACGGGCTCGCGGACGGGCTCGGCCTGCGGGTAGTCCTGGGCCTCTTCGGCCGTGATGAGGCCACGCAGGGCGTCAGCGAAGGCGTTGCGAAGTGCAAAGCCCCGTGCTCTCAGGGCCAGCATCCGCTCGGGGTATTGGGTCCACGGCCCGCTCTTGCCAGCCAGCCCCGCCCGCTTGGCGTCGGCCATCGAAAACCGGCTGATCGTCGGAGCCGGGTAGCCGCGACGCTTGGCCTCGCACACGGCGGTCAGGTTGTCGCCCTGGCCCTCGGTGTATTCCTTGACGTACTCGCAGACGAGGCTGCTCTGCACCAAGGCCAGGGCGGCATCGCCCCAGATGGTCGGCCTGCCGTTGATCACGGCAATGCTCTGGAGCGATTGCATCGGGCTCAGGCCGACTTCGCTCCCGTGCTGGATCGCCAGCATGCAGGACTCGGGCTTGCCCCGGAAATCCTTGGGGGCGAACTCAGACGCCGCCACCATCTTCGAGAAGCGGAAGGCGTCGTCGAACGATTGAAGGGCAAGTCCGCCTGCCCGCTGCGTTGAAATCTCCGTGCTCATCTTTCGCGTCCCTTTCTGCGTGATGTGAAAACCGGCTCCGCTTCCTGCCTTGCCGGTCGATCCCTTCCTGGGCCATCCCGGTTCCACCGGGCTCCGTGTCTCTTGCGCGCCGTCTAATCCCTTGCGGGCGGGGTGTTCTAAATGGGGGGGGGGGGGGGGCAATATCCGTGCCATTTCCCCCGTGTTTTTTGCTAGTGCGTGATGTCCACGAGCGGCACGCGGAGCCAACTGCCGCCCACGTCGAGCACCACCATGTGGCCGTCGATCCACTCCACGCGCCCGCTCCACGTCTTGCCGCTGGTCGTGCCGCTGATGAAGTCGCCCACGGCGGGCTCGGCCGGTGCGGCGGTGTGCTCGGCCATCCCGGCCACGGCGGCGAGGTACTCGTTCTGATGGGGGTCGGTACTGTACATGTGTTTACTGGCTCCTTTGAGGGTGGCGAAAATGTATTGACGGGTGAACTTCTGTCAAGTGGCATAGCGTCGGCGTTAGAACAAAATCAAAAAAGAGACTTGGCTGCGGTCAGGATCATGTCGATGGCGTCGTGGACAAAGCGGGCGAGCTGCGTGTCGTGGCCGAGGTCTTGGCCCAAGCGGACCAGCACCATCGACTCAAGAGCTCGATCCCAGTTGATGCGTTTCATGTTTGCTTCCTTGCGAGTTTGAAAGTGCCACCCATTTTGCGGCTGTCGGCGGGCTGGGTGGCCCCACCTTGTGCGTTGGTTAGCGGTAGTAGGTCACTCGGTTGCCTACCGCGTTGATCGTGCGGCGGGTGCCGTCAGCGAAGACCTGAAACAGAAGCGTGGAGCCCTTGACGCCCTCAATGATGCACTGGCGGATGATGCCAAGTTCGCGGGCGACGTTCACGCCAACGCCGAGCTCCTCGGCAACCTTGTACGTCCGATTGTTTAGCGTGATCGTTTCCATCGTTTCGTCTCCCGGTTCAGGCTTGCGAGTCTCACTTGCTCGCATGGCCCTATTGTAGCGTCGGCGTTAGAACTAGCAAGGGGTGAGAAATTATTTTTTTCGACCCGGTTTTTCCCGTGAAAATCGCTAGTTTCGGGAAAACTTGCCAGGACGGCCGCCGGTCCCCCGGTCCCGCTTGGCGAATCGGAGCACCTCGGCCTCGTCAAAAACGAGGGCGGTAGGGGCGGCGTGCCACGAGTCCAGGCCGCCTTTGTCGCCCCCGAGCAGGGCCAGCTGGCGCACCCTCCCCATCGAGACGTTGAGGATCTTCGCCGCCTCGGCTGTGGAAATCAGCTTTTTCCCGGTCGGGAGTGCCACGGTAATCATGCCCTTCAATACTAACGCCGTGGCAAGCGGTGTCAAAGGGGCGCGATCCGGTTGCCAGCATCGCCTTTCCCGCCCGATAATCGGGCGGTGAACAAGGCATCCAGCGGAGGGCACTCCCGCTGAAGTTTTGTATACTAGTGACCGAAGGACCACGGAAAGCGAAAGGAAAGGCCATGAAACTGCGAGAGTTCCTGCACGAAAGATATGCGATCCTCCACAATTTGAAAGCCCGCAGCGTCGAGCTCTACACGTTCTCGATCGACCGCTTCGGCGACTTCCTCGAACGCGAGCCGGAACTGTCTGACTTAGAGGATCTGACGGTATCCAAGTTCCTGCGGTGGCGGGCGGTCACGCCACACAAGGGCAAGATCGCACGCCCGGCATCCGTGGCAAAGGACAAGTGCCAACTGCTCGGGCTGTGGAACGCAGCCGCACGCAAGCGGCTGGTGGAGCACTTCCCCGATCTGGCCCGCAATATCGTCCGCGTTCCCCACCGACCGCCCCAGGCGTACACGGTGGAAGAGATCAGCCGCATGGTGCGGGTGGCCAAAACCCGGCAGGGGATGGTCGGCCCGGTCCCGGCCGCGTGGGTTTGGCCGACGCTCTTGATGTCGTGCTACTTCACCGGGGAGCGCATCGGCAGCCACCTCGAAGTACGCTGGCAGCAGATCGACTCCACCCGCCGCACGGTCACGTTTCTCTCGGAACACCGCAAGGGGCTCGGGCGCACGATTACGCGGGCGATCACGCCGCAACTGGTTCAGATGCTGGACACGGCCCGTCGCGGCCCTGACGAGCTTGTATGGCCTTGGCTGCAACACCGCGAGATCGGCTCGCTGTGGCCACGGATTCGGGACATATGCCTAGCGGCAGGCGTAACGCCGAAGGGCTTCCACGCCATCCGCAAGGCGGCCGGTTCCTATGTCAAAGCTGCTGGCGGCGATGCCACGGAGTTCCTGACGCACGCGGACGGGCGAACGACCAAGGACCACTACCTCGACCCGAAGATCGTGGGCGAGGCGTCGGCCTTGGATTTCCTGCCGCCGCTCGACATCAACTGAACCGGGCTGACGGGGAGGCGGCAGGGAAAGGAAGGAAAACCTGCCGCCTCAACCCGCCGCCCGGCTCATTGTTCCGCTGGCCTCGGCAAGTTCTCGCGCGCCGCGATCATCGCCAGCAGCCGCTCGCGTTCTTCGAGCAGGCGGCCGATCATCCTGGCCGCCGTGCCGTTGGTGGCCGTCCACGAGTTGCTCGGCCCGTGGCGTCCCACCCACAGCCACGCTTCCTGCGCCTCGTCTTCGGAGTAGGGCACGCGGCGGTCGGTCACTCGACGCTCTCCCGGTACAGCACCAGGGCAATGATTGAATACGCCGCAAGGTCCAGCAGCGTGTCTTCCACGCCGTCAAATTCCACCTCGCCCCGGCGAAAGAACGACCGCAGCCGGTGCATCTTGTCGCTCATTCGCAGCACGCAGCCAGCGTAGGCGGGCACGTTGATGACATCGGCCGAGTTGCGAATGTTGCTCAGAGCATCATCGTCCTGCCCGTAGTCTTTTGTCTTCCGAAGGTGCAGCGTGCGAATCTCGTCGAGGATGTCGAGAAACTCGCGCGAGCCGGGCCGCAATCCCTCTCGCATCACGCCATCGCCATTGAGTCGGTCGGCCACGTCAATCATTCCTTTCCCTTTCGCAAATCTCGGTCGCAGAACAATGGGTACGCTCGCGTCACTTCATTGCGCCGGTGATCGACAATGGCCATGCCTTGACATGGCCGCTCAGGAGAAGCGACCCGATCAGCGTATGGGGAATGTCCAATGACCGATCCGTTCGCAACGTATCTCGCACCACGCAGCCAGCCCCACGAGTGGTAGTGGCCGAAGATCGTCAGGTCTGCTTTGCGGCCAGCGTCCCATCGGGCGATTGCTTTGCTCGCTGGCAGCGCGAGACCGTAGACGCCCCCAGCGAACCGAATTGAGTGACCATGGGTCGTGCGAACGAGGAACCCATCAAGGTTGACGTAGCCCAGGTGCCCCTCGGCAATCTGCCACTGCACGTTCTTGTTTCGCTCTTCGCGGGCGAGCGTGAAGTACATCAACTGCTCCCACGAATGATCGAGTTCTGTTGCGACCCTCGGCTTGCCCTCGTTGCTGCGGCCGTGGTTGCCTGCGTTCGTGCAGATGACCACCTGCTCGGCGTGCTTGGCCACGCTGTCGATGAGCCCGCGCAGCCGCTCGGCAATCCAGCGGGTGGCGTTCATCGGCGAGAGCTGTGCCACCTCTACGCAGTCGGGGTGGATGTGCCCCGTGATGAAGTCGCCGCCCAACCAGATGAGCACGCGGCGAACGTCCGCCTGGTTTCGTTCGTGTTCAAGGCAGTCGAGGAATCGCTCCTCTAACTCGGCGAGCCGCTTCTGACACACTTCGAGCGAGTAGTCGTTTTCGCCGTTCACGGTTTCAGGCAGCACCCGCTCTTCGGCGTGAACGTCCGACAGCATGAGAATCGCCGTGGCGTCGTGCCGCACCCGCTTGCGGCCCTTGGTGCCTTTGTTCAAGGCCACCGGCTTGAGGCTCGTCAGCGAGGCCAAGCCGTTCGCCCGTTCCCGCTCCTTGTCGATCTGGGCGAGCGCCGCCTTATACCGGTTCCGGTATGAAGCCACCTCGGCCCGCAGCCGGGCCAGTTCGGCGTCGGCCGCCAGCTGCGACGCCTGCTCCATCCCGGCCACGATCTCGTCGGCTATTTTTCTTCGAGCCAATTCAGCACCCCGTGGTAGCCCACGGTGGCGATCCCGTGGTCGGTTAGGTACTTCGCGATTCCACGGCACACCGGCTTCTTGCCCGTGCCAAACTCGCCAGCACGATATGCCCGGCGGATTTCTGCGAGCGTTGCTTGGTGTTCTGGCGCAACCTTCTGATGCCAGCAGAGTGCCTTGCCGCTCGGGATGTTTGAGCGAATCTCAGCGAGCAGGCTTTTTGCCTTTGCCACGGGCTTTTCCTTTCGTGGGCTTGGGCTTCGCAGATCGCCGCAGGACCATGTTCCCGTCGTCGTCCAAGGTGAAGGGCGGCTGGTCGTCGTCCTCTAAGGGATCGGCGTCAAACTGCGGCGTCTTCGCCTTGGGCGGCTTCCTTGGCACGGCGGGCCTCCGCTTTGCGGGCGTTGCTAATCGCCCGCTTCACCAGCACACTACCGGCCATGTCAACGAACGGCAGGCCGCGCTTTGTCGCCTCCTCACGCAGCCAGCCAACGATCTCGTCGACGTGGGCCTCGCACCAGCCGGGCTCGCGGGCCTCCTCCTCGTCCATCTTGCGGGCGCGGGCGTTACAGGAGCAGGTGGGCGAGGCTGTGATGCCGACGCGCTTCAAGAGCTTTTTCAGTTCGGTGCCGGGGCCGTGGGTCGTGGCTGGTGGCTGCGGTTGTGGCGGTGGCGATTCGCATTGGCACCTGCACGCAACGACATCCTTCACGCGGTCATAAATGACGCCGCAACATGTGCATTTAGCAACCGCATTTACACCGAAAACAACAGCCATTATGGGTACGCGATCTGCATTGTGTACGAAATTGTTAACCCGAAGCCCTCGTAAAAACCTTCGTAGTTGCTATCCCCCTGGACCCTGCACTGCCCGTTCACGGTGGCGGCTTGATGTGTCTTGAATGCCGTCTGCCCGCCAGTCCACTGGCCGTTTTCAAACGTGCAGCCAGTAAAGGCGGCGTAGCTGTACCACCCGTCAGGCGCGTAATCGCACCGCAGGTAAATAGAGGCGGTCCCTACTCCTCCAACAGGGACGTTTTCAGCCCCGTAAAACGGAGAAAATGGCAACCGGCCAACCGTTAGGTTTAGCGTTACGTTTTCGCCAGGGCAGCTTGAACCTTCGCCGGTTGTGATTGTAAGGATGGCCGTAACAGTTGGGTTTCCAGGCAATGCCAAGCAGGGCGCAATGCACGGCGGCGGCGGATTGCAAATCCCGCCGCCGCAAGTCGTCCCACACCCTTTGAACACGCCTCCGAGCTGCTGACACACAACGTCGGCCTTAATTGAGCACGACGTACCCTGGCAGCACGCGCCGTTGCAGCAAGTGTCTGGCTGGCAAGTGGGCGTGGAGCAGTTCGGCGTGCCGCCATCATTTATGCACCGTCTTTTTTTCGTGTCGTTCGTGCAAACGTAAATCTGCGAACCTTCCGGCACGGCGCAACACGGGCAGCAGCAGCAGTCCCTAGCGCCTAAGTCGCCATCCCTAATGAGGCCAAACGACGGTTCATCCGGCGCGCCAGGCACGTAGGGTGGAGTCTCCCTAGGTGCAAACAGGAATGTTTTTGTGACAGAGTTGTAAAAAAATGCCATCAACTCACCGAGCAGTTTGCGACCGGAATCGTCACGTCGATGTATCCCGATCCGACGTCAATCGGGTTAGTGTTGCCCTGCAATCCGAATGCTGGTGCCCAAATCTTGCACGTCTTGCACTTAAGGATCGGGCCGCTGCCATTGTCCTCAAACCGGATGCTCGTGATGACCGTCATCGGCTTCACTTCGACCCATTTCATGCACGAGTCGCCGCCGCTGCGAGAGATCAGCAGGCGAAACACTTGCGAGTTTTCGCTGAGTTCTTCGCTCGCGTTTGCTATGGAGTCTTTGTCTTTGCCTGTGGCGCAGGCGTGGCCTTCGTTCACCAACTGCCACGCATCGCCGATTTTCGCCGCAATGCAGTCTCGCGACCCAGATGCGTTAGGAATGGCATACAGCGAGTTGCTAACGCTGGCAGTGCTGCCGTCTGCAAACTGAACCGCCTTCGCTGCCCCTTTGCCCCACGCGCCGGTGAAACTGCCCTTACGCACTTCGCCGCCGTCGTCGAGCGTGTTGACGAAGTACCACGCCGTCCCTTCCTTGGCGATGGCACACACCTGCGGCTGCGCCGTGTTGAGCGGGGCCACGTCGTAGAGTTGGTTGAAGGCCGCCACCGTGTTGGGTGTCGTCGTCTGGTTCTGAAACGTCAGCACCTGCTGGGTGCCCACGCCCCACGCGGCCGTGAAGGTCGCCATGCGGAACGGCTTGGAAAGCGTCGGCGACTGCACAGGCTCAAACGACATCGGCCGCCCGCTCGGCGTTGCCAACTCGACGGAACGCACCACGCTTGCAATCCGTTCGGCGGATTCACGCGTGAACTGTACGCGGTCGCGGGGCGTCGTCATGGCGAGGCTCCAAAGATCCCGCCGAAGTTCGCCTCTGGGCAGACGCGGCGGTCGAGGATCGACGGTGCGCCGCTGGCCAGCCCACCGCTGCCGTTGAGCGCCACGGGATTCGGCGATGGCAGCCATACGGCATTCTCGAAATCGAACACCAGCGCCCTGCGTTTTTCGCTGTCTGCGATGTAGTTGAAACCCACGTCGGGCAGTTGCAGATTGTGGCCGCTCTCGCGGTAAAGCAGCGTGGCAGTCGCCTCGTAATATGCAGCCGTACCCGTCGAAGACTCCTCAAAGGCAAGGTTCGCGGTGATGCCGTTGACTCGCAGCGTGTGCTGCGGGCAACCTAAGTAAAAATCGCTGTTGACGCAGTTATTCGCCGCAAACCACGCGAAAGGCCAAGACGAAAAGTTTTGCTTCACGGTCGCCCGCACGATTGACTCCGTAGTCGTTAGACCGGGAAAGTAGTCGTTCGCAGAGTTCGTCAGCGGCTTCGTCGTGCCGCCGTCGTAATAGAAGAGCGCCGGAAACTCGCCCTGCGTAGCCTCGGCGCTCCACTCCGCTGGCCGAGCGGTCGGAGCCTGCAACTCCGCTACCCGCATCGGGCCATACTCGGCCGTCACTTCGACGTGATAGGGGCTGCCGTCAAAGCCTTCGCGTATCGAAAACTTCCGCAGGACAAACCACGAGCGCAGCGGGTGCGCGGTCCCCCATGTGCCGACGCCTGTAGCGGCTACGATCTCGTCCTCTGTGACCGGCGTTCCAGTCAGCGTGTTGTCGGAGAGTACGCAAATCCACCTCCGCTTGAGTACGGAAGGCTTGCCGATCTCGGCGTCGAACGTGCGGCCCAACTCCTTAGTTGAAACAACTGGCATGGATCACCCTAAACGTGCTGCGCCGACGATTGCCACCGGCGCGTTGTTTTCTGAGAGATACTGAGCGGACGCACCGAGCACCGCCTGCGAGATGGCTTGGAGCGCCCGCGTCTGGAGGCGGGCCTCGATGAGCGCGGGGTCTTGGGCCTGTGCGGCCACGTCCTGCACCAACGCCTGCCCCTCGGCGGTGCGAATGTCAGCGACGTTTACGCTGGCGTTCGTCGGCCGCGTCAGCGCCTCCATCCGGCGGGCCTGCTCCTCCGCGACGCGGGCACTCTGGGCCAGGGCGGCGTTCGCCCCGGCGTAGGCGTTTTGGAAGCCTTGCAGGAAGGCGTCGTTCTGGCGGGCGACGAGCGATTGGAACTGCTGGGCGGCGCTGCTGCCCTGCTGCAACTGCTGGGCTTGCTGGCGGTTGGCCTGAACGCGGCCGTCCACGATGCCCTGTTCGAGGCGGCGGGCTTGCTCTAGCTGCTTGACCCGCTCCACCCCGGCGCGAGCGTCCTTCAGTCGCCCCTTGTCGCGGGCCTCCTCAATCGCCTTCTGCTCGGTCTGAATCTTCGCCTCAAGGGCTTGGATATTGACCGCCGCCTGTTTCTTCCGTTCCTCAAGTTGCTTGACGGCTTCCAGTTCTGCCCGCTGCCGCTCGTCGATCTTCGACGCGAGGAAGTCTTCGACCCGCTGGGCGGCGGCGAGTCGCTGATTAAACAACTCCTGCTGCTGGTTCACCTCGCGCTGGTACGTCTCGGCGGTCAGAATGCCCGCGCTGGCCTGCTGCTGGGCTCGGGCGACGCCTTGCTCAAGAGCCTGCGCCGCGAGTGCCCCGACGTTGCCGAACTGCGTGGCCTTTTCAATAAGGCCGTCGATGGTCTTGTCTGTGGCTTCAAACGCCCTGGCGAACCCGTCGCCGAAGCCCTGCTCAAGAGCCTGCTCTTGCTCTTCGAGCTTGGCCTGGATCTGGTCGAGTTGGGCCAGCCGGGCCGTCGCGGCGTCGGCGGCCATGACGGCACCGCGCTCGCGGGCATCGGCGATCTCTTCGACGAGTTGCTTCTGCTGCCGCAGGACAAACTCCAGATCGGTCTCGACCTGCTTCGTCTCCCGCTGCGCGGCCACCAGTTGGGCAAGTCGCTGCTCGTCGGCGGCGGCGATGTTCCGCTGCAACTGCTCGATCTTGGTGAACGCATCGACTTGCTTCTGGTACTCGGCGGCGGCCGCTGCGGCGTTTTGCTTGAGCGTGGCTTCGTTGATGATCCGCTTGCCGAACTGCTGTTCAAGTTCGCCGATCGCGTTCTGGTACTTCAGGGCCGCGTCGAATCCGGCCTGGCCGAACCGGGCCGAGTCTTCGATGGCGACGTTCAACTGCGCCCGCACCGTCTCAACGGCCTTGGCGGCGGCGGCGTTTTCCTGCTCCTCCGCAGCCGCCGCCCTCTGCGATTCTTTCGCAACTTCATTCAGACCATCCATAAACCGCTTGAAGTCGGCGTTTGCTGATTCCGTGAAAGCCTTGATGCTATCGGCCGACATGCCAGCGGCCTCGGCCTCTCGGGTAAAGAGGTCGATTGCCTTGCCTGCCGCTTCAGCTGCAAGTTCTTGATTCGCGCCAAAGTCTTCAGATGCAGCCTTCAAATCCTCAAATGTCTTTGCGAGTTTCTGCGCCGCCTGAAATTCGCCGTCAGAAACAATTTGCGGGACTTGGATTTTGGCGAGGTCTTCTGTTGCCTTTCTTAGGCGCTCGCGGCTGGCGATGATTTCTTCGTCAAACTTCAGCCGTTCGGCAGACTTCTGAAAACCGAGCCAGGTTTTACTGCTGGCCGTGTCATCAAGCGACTTCAAAAACCGATTAAGCGAGCCAATCGACTCGGCCGTGGAGCTGGCGATAGCCGTTCCCATCCCGGCGAAGTTGGCCGTGATCTGCCGGTAGAGCCCCTGCGACGCCACGCCCACGCGATCCATCGCCCCGCCGAAGGCGTCGATGTCGGCACGCTGTTGATCGGTGAGCGCCCCGCCGAGCCGCTCCAGGTCGGCCGCCGCCGCCCCGAGTTGCCCGATCACCGGCAGCAGTTCGGCCCCGCTCTTCCCGAAGAGCGCCATGGCCGTGGCCGTGCGCTGGGCGGGATCTGGCATCTGCGCCAACGCCTGCGCCGCCTGCTGGAAGAGCGTCTCGGGGTTGCCGTCGCGAACGGCGTCGGTGCTGATCCGCAGGTTCTTGAACGCCTCGACGGCCGACTTCGTGCCGTCGCGGGCCTCGTTCACCGCACGCAGGAACCGGGTGAACCCGCCGCCCAACTGCTCGACGCTGGTGCCGGTTTGCAGGGCCGCCGCTTCAAGCACTTGGATGAACGAGAAGGAAACGCCGACGCGATCCGCCAACTGCCCCAGCCGCTCGACCTCGCCTTCGAGTTGCACGAGGTTGCGGCCAGCCGCCACGGCCCCGGCACCCAGCGCCGCGAACGCAGCCGCCCCGGCGGTGAACGGATTGACGAGCCCGGCCACGCTCGCCCCGATGCTGGCGAGGCCGTTCTGGAGGCCGCCCGAGAACACTCTCGCCAAGCCCTCGCCAGCCGACGCGAGACCCGAGAGCCGACCGGCCACATTGCCAATCGGGCCGGGCAGGGCCGACAGGATGCCGGTCAGTTCGTTGAACTTCAGCACCCCCTGCTTGCCAGCATCTTCGATCGCCTTGCCTGACCTGTTGGCGGCAATCGTGGCCTCGGCGAACAGGTCGGCCTGGCGTTGCAGTTCGCGGTTGAACTCCTGCTTTGTGAGCAGGTTGGCCTCTTCCAAGACTCTGGCGCGGCCGACCTCTTGATCGAATCGCTCCTGGGCCGTCAGGTTCCGCTGGCGAATCGCATCCGCCTCGGCTTCCAGCAATGCCCGCTGGCGGTTCGCTTGGGCGGCCGCCTGCTCCTCAGTCCTGCGGGCTTCCGCAAACGCCTCGGACTGCTTGCGTTCGGCGGCTGCAACAGCGTCGGCTCTGGCCCGCGCTGAGTCTGCCGTCTGCTTGTCGAGGCCAAGCCTTGCGATGGCGGCGTTATTCAGCGCCGTCTGGTCAATCGCCCCGAGCCGCTCAAGTTCCACGAGCCGCTCGATCTCGTCGGCCACCACCTTCGCCTGGTCGCCATACTGCTTTTGGATGCGGATGCCTTCCGCAAACGCCTCGGCCGACCTCTTGGCTTCTTCAGTCAGTTGGGCAAACGCCGCCGCGTATTCCTGCGGCTTGATTGTGTCCGCCTGCAACTGATCCGCCAGCCGGGCGAACCGCTCGGCAAACTGCTCCTGGGCGCGAGCCGCTGCGGCAGAGCTTTCCGTGAACGGCGCGAAGACCTTCGTGGCCCGGTCCACCTGCGCCTGCAAACTGTTCAGCGCACGCTCGGCCTGCGTGAGCGACTTCGGGACGCTTGAAGCGTCCGCCGTCACCTTCATCGCAAGTCCGAGAATCGTCGCCATTGCTATTGCCCGAGGGTTCCTAACAGTTTTTGCAGTTCCGCCTTCATCTGGTCCGTGTGCTGCGGCGGCTTCTCAATCGGAATGAAATCGCTGGCCTGCGGTGCCTTCCCCTTCTGGGCGTAGGGGGCAAGGATCGCACTGGCGAGCAACCCCGTTTCCGCCCACGAGTCAGGGATAGCCTCGAAATACCTCGTGTAAGCAATCCACTCCGTGAGTTCTCGGCTGTCCATCCGCATGGACAACTCGCCGACCGTCATGCCTAAGTGACCCGCCAGCCGAAACAGCAGCCGTCGCAGCGGGCGGGCGTTTAGTTTTTTGCCAACTCCTCCACGTCCGCTTCGCTCATCGCGTTGTGCTTCATGGCTCGATCAAACAGCCGCGTCATCACGGCCGCCGACTTCTGCCCGAGCTTCTCGATCTGCTCCCGCGTGAAGAGAAGGTTGCCCTTCTCGTCGCAGAGCACCCGCTGGAGATACTCCGTGCGGAAGTTTTCGATGCCCGTTTCCTTCTTGCCGATCCACATGCGCTCGTAGGCGTCGCGTTCCGAGACGCTCATCACGCGAACGAAAACGCTGCCGCCCCACTCCTTGACCTTCACTTCGAGGAGCGATGCGTCGTTTGCTGCCAGGATCTGGTCTGCCGTCAGTGCCATGCGTGTGTCCTCATTCGGGCGTGATTTTGAACGTCACCGCATACCGTGCGATGTCGTTGACTTTGCCCGAGAGTTGCACCCGCTCGCAGACGGCTTTCGTGGAGAAGGTCAGCCCGCCACCAGTGATAGACAGCGTTGACTTCTTGCCGTATTGGGCCAGCGAGACGTTGGCAGTGCTCAGGCACGAGATATCTATAGTGCCAACGTCAAATGCCCAGGTGCTCGCCCGCGCGAGCGGCAGACTGCCGCCCGCGCTGACCTTGATCTCCACGACCTCGCCGAAGTCCGTGGAGTTCCACGAAGCCGTAACGCCCGTGCACTCGTTAGCCATGACGGGCCTCCGTCAGGCTTAGTAGCGGTCCACGCGGAAGGTGACCTGGCCCCGCACCGCGTCGTTCGTCGCAAACGTCAGCGTGGACGAAGCCACGGTGGCGGCAGCGCTGATCGCCGCCGACCCGCCGACCGTCAGCACGAGCGTTCCGGTTGAGGCGTCCCTGATGATGTTCGTGCCGAGGTAGTCCACCACGACCTCGCGGCCCGTGTCGGTAGCAGAACCCTTGAGCGGGCGGCTGATGGTCTTCACGCTGTTGCCGGTGGTCAGGCCGAGGTGCGACACGTCAATGGTGTCGTCGGCGGCCGGGTCCGTGTTGCTCACCACGATGTTCGTGACGGTGAACGCGGTGCCACCGAACGAGAACGTGGTGCCCGATCCATCATGCGGCGTTGCTGACATCTGCTAAGTCTCCTGCCAGAGGATTGCGTAGGTTTGTGAAACGGAATAAACCGGCGGAAGGTCGCCACCGGCCAACTGGACGAATCCGTCTGCCTCGTTTTGGAGACTGACGTTCTTCACTTCCACATTGTTCACGGTGCCGCCGTACCCATCCAGAACCTTGCGGCACTTGTCAGCAAGGTCTCGCACGGCCTCATAGGTCTCGGCATAGATGTCCAGCGTCATGTTCACCGTGGGCACGCCCATCGGGCCGGATAGCGTGTGCGCTCGAATGACGCCCGACCGGCGATAGGTGGCGAACGGCAGGGCGGCCGTTGCTGGGGCCAGCACCGGGAACACGCGCGTGCCGATCACGGCAGCCACGGCTGTGTTTGCTACCAGGGCCGACCGCGCCACAGACTCGGGGGATTTGAACGACATGCCCCCATCGTGCCAGCGAGCCCGCCTCTGCTTGCAGTTACGGCGTGCCGCTCACTGTGCCCGTGCCGCTGTAGTTCAGCGACGACAAGGCCCGCTCCAGCGAAATCCGAAGTTCCTGCTGGAGGATGAAGGCGACCTGCCGCTGGGATTGCCGCCATGCCGTTTCCACTGGCGGCTGGCCTTCGGTGCCGCCGGGCTGCATTCGCGGAATCACGATTGGCCTGTTCGACTTCTTGAAGAAAGCGTGCGGGTTGTCCGTAGAAACACCACCGTCGCTTTTCCTCATGATCTTGAACGGGCCGGTTCCGCTGAGGCTCGACGCGATATAAGTCGGGACTCGCTCGCGCACCTCGTGCAGCACGCCGCTGCCCTGAACGGTCTCGATAATCAGCCTTCCGTTTCGCCGTCTAGCCCGCTGGTATGGCGCTGTCGGGCTGCGTCGCTGGTACTGCCGCTCCTTGGGGCCGCCGGTGGGATTCCTCCCGCTAGGCACCTCGCGCTGCTTCGTTCCGAACTCCAGCCACCACTGGTGAAAGGCCCGGTCTGGCCCCAGCTGCACACCGCCCGGCGTGATCTCTTGGGCTTCGCCTTTGCCGGATCGGTTGTATCCAATGAGGCCCACGGCACCGCCGTCTTTGCCGTACACCCTCACCTTGTGATTGACGGCCCGCTTCAGGTTGCCAGTGGGGCCAACAGGCGTCACCTCGCGCAGCCGCAGGAACGCGGGCCAGATCGCTTTCTCCAGCGCCTCGCCCAGGATCGGGGCCACTTCCTTCGGGGCAAACAGATTCCGCAGCGAATCGCGAAGGCCCGCGATTTCCTTGGAGTCGAGTTGCAGCTTGATTCCCGCGACGGCCATTAGCCGACGTTCTCCTGGCAGATGATCTCGTGTTCGCTGCGGTTGTTGTGTTCGAGCAGGCTGACGATCTCCAGAACACGGCCCCCCCACGACAGCCGCATGTTTTGCGTCAGGCCCGGCAGGTAACGCATCCGCACGCGGTGGCTCATCGAGACCTGATTCTGCCCGGCAAGGAGAGCCTCGCGGGCACTCACGCCGTCCACGCTCGCCCAGACGCTCGTGGAATTGCTCCACGCCAGCACCGTCTCGCCCAGGGCATTGGTCGTGCCGCTGGCGATCTGGACCGTAACGCGATCGCGGAGCTTCCCGGCGTCGATCATCGGTACGAGCCCCACTTCTGCGAGTCGAGCAGGGACGACACGGCGAACTCCAGTTCTTTGGAGATCGAGCCCACGAGCACCGTGCTGCGGTTGTCGTACCAGAAGCCCACGAGCATCAGCATTGCGTGGCGGATCGCGGCGGGCACGTCGGTGCCGCTGGCCCCGTAGCCAGCCCACCACGTCACGCTGATCGCGTTGTCGTCTTGGAGGTGCGGTGGCCACGTCTGGCCGTACAACGCCTTCACGGCCCCCGGCGTGCTGTGCCGGTCAACGCGGTAACTCGCCGACGAGTAGGTGGCCGTCTCGCCCGTCTGGAATGTGAACGTCAGGGCGACGGCCGTGGCTGTGCCAGCGGTCGCCATTGGCGGGCGGGGGAGCTCGATGTCCATCGTGCCGTCTGGTGGGAATCGGTCGAACCTCATCGCCCACTGCGTGTAGACGAGCGTGCGATCCAGATACTGCTCGCACCACTCGCGGGCTGCCGTGATGAGCGAGGCCACATAGGCGTCATCGGCGTTGCCGTCTATGCGGCAGTGGGCCTTCGCCTCGGAGAGCGTCACGGGCTCCACGGCGGGGGGCGTCTGGCGGCTGAGGCTGCGGTACTTCACTTCTTGCGTCTCCGCTTGGGCGTGGCGTCGGCCGTCTCCACGTCGTGCTCGACGGCGGCCGTCTCGATCAATTCCTGCTGCCGGTCCTCCACCGCGAACCGCTTGGCGATCAGTTCCGCCGCCAAGCCGCCGGGGATCTCCACGACCTGGCCGGGGCGGTAGTTGCGGAACGATCGCAGCATCCTTAGTTTCTTCATTGGGGCACGCTCCATGCAGTTTCGGGCTTCTTTCCGTTGGTCGTGAACTCGGTGGTCCACTGAAACACGGGCTTGCCGAGGTTCTGCCCCGGCCACGTCACGACATACTCGCCGTGGCCCAAGACGACGCGCGGCGTGATGAAGACGCGATTCCCGCTCTCGCGCCAGTTCCGCCAAAACCAGATGTCGTCATCGGTGCGGCCCTCGTTCCACGATCCATCGGGGCCGGGCTTCGACCAGAACCAAGGCTTCTTGCACCGCTTCAGGGCGGCCGTGCTGATGACCGTCAGGCCGAAGTGGGCCGTATCCACCTCCTGCACCGGCTCGGAGAACCACGACATCGGCAGGCTCGTCTTCCCGTCCTCGGGCGGGTTGTCGAGCGTGCCGGGTAGCGTGAGCATCGGTCGGCCGTCTTCGCGTTTCGTTTGCAGCCCCGTCAGCGCGTCGCACTGAAACGTCATGGCCATCGCGAAGAGGTGCTCCACGTCTTCCTTCGTGAAGAACGTGTCGTAGTCGATGGTGAGCAGGTATTCCGCCTTGTCGATGAATTGCTCGAAAATCCTGCTATTCACCTGTGACCAGAACGCACCAGTTCCCATTGTGGGGCGGATGCCGAGCGGCATGAGTGCCTGAGCCCATGCGAAGTGATTGGCCGTAAACGACAGCCGTGGCATCGACAGCACGGCCTCAACGCGAACGTCGGCTTCAGTGCCCCCAACCTTGACGATCATGTGCTACCTCAAAAAGAGAGCGGGCCGCCCCGTAGTGGAGCGACCCGCCCAGTTTGCACATCACGTCAAGCCGTCAGGCTCACGCACCGACGAGGCCGATGACCGGACCGGCGACGGTGGACGAACCGAGGTTCGGGTGAGCGATCGCCACGCGGGCGACGGCCCGAATCACGGTCTGGTCGCTGAGGAAGTTCACCTGGTCGCTGCTCGCGATCTCGATGGACTGCCGCACGCCGTAGTAGGAGCTGTTGGCCATGTTGCCGTACAGCGCCATCACCGCACCCGTCGAGTCCGCACCGCTCGGGAGCCGGTCGGTGAGAACCACCGGGCTGCCGAGGAACGTCAAGCCCATGCCCTGCGACAGGCCGACCGAACCGCCCTGGTTCAGGTCGAGAGCCTGCATGCAGGTCGCGAAGAAGAACGGCGAGCAGAACCACTTGGCACCCTGACGCGAGTGCTGCGGCACGGCCGCCATCATCGCGAGCAGGTTGGCCTTGGTCACCTCGTCGGGGGTGTCACCGGCAGCGGTCACGAGCGACGCGGCGTAGGTGGCACCAGACGAGGCCAGGAGGCCGCCCGTGTGGCTGGTCACGAGACCGGCCACGCCAGGAGCGCTCGCCGGGTTGCCGCTCCACGCAGCCGCCTCGACGGCGTTGGCGAGCGACAGGCCGAGCTCCGTGGCAATGAAGTCGGCGATCGACACGATGGAGTCCTGGAGCAGTTCGCTCGCGACAACCACCGCACCCGTCACCTTCTTCGCCGTCAGCGAGACCTGATTCATGGTCGGGTCGCTGGCCGTGATCGCCGTGTTCTCGTCGATCCAGTAGGCAGTCGTGCCGCCCGTCCGACGCGGGAACTGGAGCACGTCGCTCGGCATCGTCACGCTCGTGGCGTTCTGGGCGAAAGCCGAATACTGGTCAACGAGCCGGATGACCGTCGAGGAGAGCACGTCGGGCACCACGGCCGAACCGCTGTTCGCCGAGGTGGAACCCATCGCACGGGCCTCGACGCCGTGATCCTGGCACCACCGCTTGGCCTCGGCGTCGCCGCTCTTGGCCTTCAGCCACATGCCCGTCTTGTAGGCATCCTCGACGCTGTTGAACGCACGCAGGCGGCCCGAGAAGGGAACGGCCTCGATGCGAACCTTGGGCTCATCGGCACGGACCTCGGGGGCGGGCGAGCAACGCTCGACCACCGATCGCAGGCTCTTGGCCGACTCAACGACCTTCTTCTCGAAGTCGATCTTGGCGGTGAGTTCGTCGGCACGCTTGTTGAGGTCGATCAGTTCGACATCGCGAGCGGTCGTGTCTTCGGCCTCGATCGCACGAACGGCGTCGATCCGGTTGGCGAGGGCAGCCGCCTCGTCCTGAAGCTTCTTGAGGTTGTCCACTGTGGTGAATCTCCTGGCGGCGGTATTGCCGTGGAGTCCACAGTGCCACTAGCGGGCCGACCTCTTGCAGAAGCGCACTTCGGAAAGTGTTGTTTTCACAAACGCCACCGCCCGAGCCCCGCACCGGGGGCAGCGCAAATACCGCTGCCGCTCGTCACCGCAGGGGCGGCTGGAACGGCAACGAAGTTTCTCGCCGCAGGTGCAGCGTGCTTCAGACACGGCGAAGCCTCAGTGCCCACGCCGCAGCGGCGTCACGGACCAGGGAACGCTTGGCGACAACGGCGGCCACCGCCTCGGGCTCGGGCTGCGACTGCGACGCCAGCCAGGCTTCGTAGGACCGCATGGCAACAGAAGCAGAGGTGGCGGGGTACGCGGGCACGAGTACCGGCCCCACGTCATACAGCCCGCTCACCTCGCGGATCTGGCGGACGGCCTTGCCGTCCTCGCCCTGGCGGAAGCCTTCGCCGCTCTTATCCACCGTGAAGGCGAACGACGAGCCGCGTACGTCGCGCCGCTGGATCAACTCCATCACGTCGGCCCGGCTCACTGGCGGCGTCACGACGTACCGCAGTCCCTTCTCGTCTGACGAGAGTTCGAGCGTGCCGCTCGACGTGCGGCCCAGGACGATGTTGCTGTCGTGGTTGAACAGGGCCACCACGTCGCTCTTGCCCCGCTGGCGGTTCAGGATCTTGTCGAAGGCACCCGGCAGGATCTCCTCGCGGAACCCACCGAGGTCGAGGGAAAGCCGGTTGTAAACGGCGGCGTAGCCGATGATCGCGGCCCGGCCATCGGCCCGGCTCTCCACGATCAACTCGTTCTCTTCCTCAAAGGCGAAGTCGCGGCGTTCAATTTCCATCGGTCTGCTCCTCCTGTTCGGCTTCATCCTCGGCGTCGTCGGCCGGGCTTTCCTCGTCCGCGACGGGCGGCGCTGGCATCGGCTCCGGTGCCGGTGCGTCCTGGCCAACCTTGTCGAGCGTGGTCATGTTCAACTGCACAAAGTGCTTGTCGCCTTCCGGCCCGATCGGGTTCAGGTTCTCCAGTTCCCGAATCTCGTTGATCGTCATCCACCCATTCTGCAAGGCGCTGACGTAGTAGGCCGACCGGCTCGCGTGGTCGCCACGCAGCAGGCCCGAGACGCTGTGCTCCGCGAAGTAGGTCTCATCGTCCACGATGAGGTCGCGGGAGATCGCCGCCTCCCACCGCTTGAGGTGCGGCAGCAGGCAATGCTGCACGAACTCCGTGCCCTGCACCTCGATGTTCGAGTAGGTCGAGCGGGTCAGGTCTTGAATCATGTGCGGCGGCACGCGGAACGCCCGACAGATTTCGATGACTTGGTACTGCCGCGTTTCGAGGAACTGGGCCGCCTCGTTCGAGCCGCTGAGCTCGTGGGCCTTCACGCCGTTAGGCAGGACGGCCGTGCGGAACGCCCGATCTGCGCCCCGGTGCATCCGCTCCCACTGCTCGCGGAGCCGCTCGGCCGCCTCCACCGGAATCGGGTTGTCGCTCTCCAGCACGATGCCGGGCCGGGCACCGTTGCCGAAGTAGGTGCTGCCGTGGGCCTCAAGAGCCTGGGCCAGCCCGATCGCGTTCTGGAAAATCTTGTAGGTGGGGATCGCCCGAATGCCGTCTTCCGTGGTGAACCGCAGGGCGAAGATCTGCTCCTGGCTGTAGATCGTCTCGCGCCCGTTCGGCTCACGGTAGCGATACCGCAGCGTGCCGTCCGACAGCCGCTCGCACTCCATCCGCGACGAGTGCAGCGGCCACAGTTCAGAGACGGCACCGCGAGCACCGGGGCGAATCTCGGCGTAGCTCGCACCGTAGTGCAGGTACATGCCGGTCATCCAATCCCTGAATTCCTGCGCCGTCTGCCAGGGGTTCGGCTGCTGGTGGAGCAGGCGATACACGGGGTGGGCCGTGGCCTTCGCCTTGCCGCCGTTCGCCATCCGCTCGTAAACGTGGAGCGGCAGGGCGGAGACGGCATCCGAGATCACGCGGATGCAGGCCGTGTACGCCGAGCACGCCATCGAGTTGTCGGCGTTGACGCGGATGCCCGAGGGCGTGCGAGACGGCGAAACCTCGGGCCAGTCGATGCCACGCAGGTCGAACATCCTGAAGTCGGCGGCGTTTTCGCTCATATCGTGAACAGTTCCCAGGATTGTTCGGGTGGCGGGGCCGTGGCCGTCGCGTGCAGCCCGAGGGCCATGACCAGCGACACGATGCCGTCGATGCGTTCCGTGCTCTTCGCCTTACTCGGTTTGATGTTGCCTTGGTGGTCGGTCTGCACCGCTACGTTGCCAGCCATCCACGAGAGCACCGGGTGGTTGGCGTGGCGGATCTTCTCCGACATGATGTAGTTTTCGAGGGCGCGGCTCGGGCTGCTCATCGAGCCGTACCCTTGTCCAAAGCCTGTCACATTCACCCCCTCGCCTTGCAGTTGCGTGGCCAATTGGGTGGCGTTCCAGCGGTCGATACCCACCTGCCGGATGTTGAACCGCTGCGAGAGTTCCACGATGTCCCGGCGGATCACGTCGTAGTCGGTGACGTTGCCATCGGTCGCCCTGATATGCCCGTCGCGAATCCAGCCGATGTAGTCAACCTTGTCGCGCTGCGTCCGCTCGGCCGCGTTCTCCTGCGGCACCCAGAAGAACGGCATCACGTCAAAGGTTCCGTCGTCCGCCTGGCTCGCCATCACGAAGGCCGACAAGTCGTAGGTGGTCGCGAGATCGAGGCCCGCGTACCACTCCCGCTTTTCCAGTTCGTCCCGCAGCGGGCCGCCGCACTTGGCCCAGGTATCGGGGCTGATCCAGCGAGTATCCTGCGTGGTCCAGACGTTGAGCCTGTATCGCAGGAATGAGTTCAGCTTCGAGGGCGACTGATCGGCCTCGCGGGCGTCGGCGGCGAACGACTCCACCGTGATTGTCTCACCCAGCGACGGGTTCGCCTTGTGCCACGTCTTCGGGTCTTTCCAATCGTCGTCTGGCGATGCGGCGTAGATGCAGCCAAAGAAGGCTGGGTCTACCGTGGGATCGGCGATGCACCGCTCGGCGTAGGCATGCTGCTCCCAGCAGATGCTCTTGCGGTCGTACCCCGCCGTCGTGATCGAGAGCAGGAGCGGCGATCGTCTGGCTGCTCCACCGTACCTTAGCGCGTCGCGTTTTTTGCCCCGGCCTTCGCCCCCGGCTTCTCAGCCAGGGGCGAAAGCCCAGAGGCGGCGGTCCCTTTGCGCATGAAGCTCATCGAAGAGCAGGGCGTGGATGTTGAGCCCCTCGGCACGGAACGCATCCGCCGAGAGCACCCGATAGAACGAGTTGCTGGCCTTGTGAATGATCGTCTTCCGGCTGTCGATCACGTCGAAATACTTGGACAGCGCAGGCGAGGCCCGAACCATGCTGGCGGCCTCCCTGTATATGATCCCTGCTTGCTCACGGTCGCTAGCCGCCCCGTAGCACTCAGCACCTTTTTCACCGTCGAAACCGGTCAGATAGAGAGCCAACCCGGCAAGCGTGGTGCTCTTGCCTTGCTTCTTCGGGAGTTCGATGTACCCAACGCGATGCTGCCGCGTGCCATCTGGATTCAGCCGCCCGAAGAGCTCGCGGAGAACATGGTGCTGCCAGGGCAGCAGTTTGAAAGGCTGCCCAGCGATCTGGCCCTTGCTGTGCCGCAAGATGTTCTCAAAGAACCAGACAACTCGCTCGTACTTCTTCTGCCCCTCGGGCGTGAGTTCACGCGCCGTGGATCTTGAAGAACTCTTCAACTTCGTCGGTTGGCTTTTCTTCTTTGCCACCTAGCCGTGTCCTGCTGGTAGGGGTCAATCCAAACTCGCCCATTAGCGACGCCTGGAGCGCCACTAAACTTCGATATAGCGGGCCTGCCGGGTTCGGCTTCACGCCACCGAGGTCCGTCCGCATCACCGGGCCGGTCGCCCGCAACTCCAAAAGGCACGCCTGCGTTGCAGCATAGACCTCGCACAAAGTCGCCAAGGCTTCGCCATCGGCCTGGGTGAGCGTGCCGAGTTCGAGCAGGAGCGGCACGAACTCGTTCCACTTAGCCACGGCCTGGGGCTCGACCATCAAACGCTGCGGCATCGGCGGCGCACCGGACGGGGCGGGGAGGTCGGGACGAATCGGACGCTTGCCGGGATTGCCGAGCAGCTTGCGGGCTGCGGCAGGCATCGGCTTGGGGCCGCGTTTACCCATGATGGTCAAAAAACCCCACGAAACTTGCGGCCGCGCGTGCGCGACTTCGACAGATGGTATTGCTCATTGACTTCAGTT